TATGGTTTTCATAGATTAGATAAACCATTAGTGGCAGTGCCGCACGAAGGCAGGTTCATTATTGGCCCTTATCAAGAAATAAATAAACAACTAGAACAATACGGTTTAAAAATAGATGAGGATGTGGTTCCACCAGAACCATACAAAGGATGAGTGTTGAAAGCGACTTCACTTTAGGCAAGGTTGGTGTTACTACTACAGAGGGCAAGGGCCATGACGCAGAGTTTTGGGCAGCTCAAGCAACTAAGAAAATATGTGACATTTCAGACAGCGCACCAGAGCATATAAAACAGCAGGCTTTGGCTTTTCAAAACCAAGTTTATACTGTAATCTTATATACTATAAAAAATGCAATTAAGTCACAGAACACAACTTATGCAAATTTATTAGAAAAACAAGGCCACAGCGACATGGCTAAAATATTGAAGGAGCTATAATGGCAATAACATCAGCAATTTGTACGAGTTTTAAACAAGAGTTACTCGTAGGCACTCATAATTTTACAGCTACTAGCGGCAACTCATTTAAGCTAGCTTTATATACAAGCTCTGCTACTTTGGGTGCAGGCACAACAGCATTTACCACAACAGGCCAAGCATCTGGCACAAACTATACATCTGGTGGATCAGCGTTGACTAACGTTACACCCACCACATCTGGAACTACAGCTTTTTGCGATTTTGCAGATTTAACGTTTAGTAACGCTACGGTAACTGCTAGAGGTTGTTTAATTTATAATGATACAAACTCTGATAAAGCAGTTTGCGCTATTGATTTCGGTGGTGACAAGACTTCTACAGCAGGCGATTTTACAATCGTTTTTCCTAGCGCTACAGCGACAGGCGCAATCATTAGGTTAGCATAGATGTCGTACCATGCCGCTATCAAAGTTAAATTTTAAGCCTGGGATAAACAAAGAAGAAACTGATTACTCAAATGAGGGTGGTTGGGTTGATGGCGACAAAATTCGTTTTCGTAAGGGTCGCGTTGAAAAAATAGGTGGTTGGGAAAAGCTGTCCTCCGATACTTTGATCGGCTCTGCCAGAGCACTACATTCTTGGATTTCCTTAGGTGGAAACAAATATCTTGGTATTGGGACTACTAATAAATATTATATTGAAGAGGGTGGTAGCTACAATGATGTTACACCTGTTAGAAAAACCAGCACTAATTCTATAACGTTTGCTGCTACTGACGGCTCTGCAACAATAACAGTGACCGATAGTTCTCACGGAGCTGTTACAGGAGACTTTGTTACTTTTTCAAGCGCGACAAGTTTGGGTGGTAATATTACTGCGACCGTACTAAATCAAGAATATCAAATAAGTTTAGTAACAGGCACCAATACTTATGAAATTACTGCCAAAGATACTAGCGATGCAACCGTCACTGCGAACTCTAGTGATTCTGGAAATGGAGGTTCTGGAACAGATGGTGTTTATCTTTTAAACTCTGGATTAGATGTTTTTGTTGAATCAACTGGTTGGGGTGTTGGCACTTGGGGTGCAGGCGCTTGGGGATCAGCAACAGCTTTGTCAGATACAAACCAGTTACGTTTATGGACACATGATAACTACGGTGAGGACTTAATTATAAATCCAAGAGCGGGTGGAATATTTAGGTGGGTAGAAAATAATGGTTTATCAACTCGGGCAGTAGATTTGAGCACTACGAGTGGCGCTAATTTGGTACCAACAAAAGCCTTACAAGTTATTACATCTGAAACTGACAGACATTTACTAGTGTTAGGAGCTGATCCTATAAGTGGTAGTTCAAGGACAGGTACTCTCGATCCAATGTTGATTGCATTTAGCGATCAAGAAAATCCATTAGAGTTTGAGCCGCTATCTACAAACACAGCAGGATCTTTGAGGTTATCGTCTGGCTCATCAATTATAGGTGGCTTAAAAGCTAGACAAGAAATATTAATATGGACTGACACCTCTTTATATTCTATGAATTTTATTGGCCCGCCACTCACTTTTGCAATTAATTTAATTAATGAGGGTGCTGGCCTTATTGGTCCAAAAGCAGCTGCAAACTCACCTAAAGGCGTGTTTTACATGTCTAAAAAAGGTTTTTATTTTTATAATGGCTCAGTTCAAAAAATACCTTGTAGTGTGCAAGATCATGTTTTTTCTGATTTGGATGAATCGCAAGCCTTTAAATGTTTTGCAGGTTTAAATGAAGAGTTTTCAGAGGTATGGTTTTTTTATCCGTCAATTACAGATAATGAAACAGAAATATCTAGATATGTTATTTACAACTATGAAGAAAACTCTTGGAGCATAGGTACACTGGAGCGTTATAGTTGGCTTGCAGCGGGTGTGTTTGACAAACCGTTTGCAGGTGGTGAAGAAACCACAACAAAGCGCATATATGAACATGAAAAAGGTTTTAATGATGATGAAAGCGCTATGGACGGTGTGTTTGTTGAATCTGCCGACATAGATATTACAGATGGCGATAGGTTTGTGTTTCTAAAACGTATTTTGCCAGACATATTGTTTGTCAATGATACAGGCACTAACCAAAATCCTGCTGTAAACGTTGTCGTAAAAAGACGTGATTTCAACAACCAAACACTTTCAACAGACTCTACAACACAAATTACTGCAAGCACAACGTTTGGTTCGCTAAGATCAAGAGCTAGGCAGTTTGTTTTGCGGTTTGAATCAGATGATGATAATACTGATTCTGATAGAAAAAATTACAAGTGGAGGCTTGGTAGTACAAGAGTTGATGTTCAACAATCTGGGCGTAGGTAATGAGCAAATTATTACCGACACAGTTGCCATTAGCAGATGGTGATACGGTTTCTGCTGACACATTTAACCGACTAATAAGAATATTAGAAATAAACCTGGGGTCGGTTGATCCAGATAGCATAAAATCGTTTAACTCCACAGACATTAGCGAGTTGCAATTTGCCACAGGTGCTATTATATTTAACTCAACGACAGAGGTTCACCAAGCCTTTGATGGCACACAGTTTAGAAACCTGTATGAACATCAAACATATCCGACTGGTGTCTCTGCAACATTAAGTATAGGAGCTGTAACAGTAAGTACACCATGAGCGCATTAGAAGATAGTTTAAGAAAGGTTTACGGATTGGTTGGACCACAAGCAGCAACCACAACGTCACAAATGGCTAAGAAAGCTATGCAGCCTGCTACGCCTGGTGCAAGCCCAGATTTACAAATGCAGTTGTTACCAGAAACAATTAGGCCTGGTGCAATGTCCGATTTAGAAATGCAGTTGTTACCAGAAACAATAAGCTCTGGTGCAACCCCAGATTTACAAATGCAGTTGTTTGAAGGCGCAGAAAATATGTCACAAGAGGACAGAGAAACTTTAGAATCAATGTTACAAAGAGCAGAACAAGTATCAATGGCTCCACTAGGACAAATTGCTCAAGAGTTAGCAATGCAAGGTGAGGGCGATGATACTCAGTTAGCTCATTTACGACCAGGTGAGGTAGTATTGCCACCAGAGTTTTTTGAGGACGAACAGTTTGAAAGCGCTGTTGAAAGTAAATTTAATGAACTAGGCTTAAATCCAGAGGAGGCCATTGTAGGTACGGGTATAGCTAGTCTTAATCCAGTTACAGGATTAGAACAATTTGGTTTTTTCAAAAAGATAGGTAAAGCACTTAAAAAAGTAGCTAAGAAAATTGCACCTGTTGCAGGCCCACTAGCTAATTTTATACCTGGTGTTGGTCCAGTATTAGCTGGTGCTATTGGCGCTGCAACAAACGTTGCTGCTGGTAAAGGACTAAAAGGAGCCATCACAGGAGGTTTATCTGGTTTTGGAACAGGTAAATTATTTAGTGGTGTTGGTAGTCTTGGTAGTGTTGGTGGCAAACTTGTAGGAAAAGGTGGATTTAGTCAACTTGGAACACTAGACAAATTTAGAGCTTTAGGTAGTGGGTTACGTTCTGGTAATCTAGCAAGCACATTCTTTAATCCAGCAATGGGTGATAAAGGTATTTTAGGAGGACAGTTTGGCCCAAACTTAAGACGTGGGATTGGTAGCTTTACTGGTTTTGGTCAAACACCACAACAACAACAACCAG